CATTCGAAATAAAGATATATGCCCAGAAGTCAATTTATATAAGACGTTGTATGAGTGTTGATTTTAGCTTTATATCCTAATTTATTAAATGTGTCTTTCTAACATAAAAAGAACTCTTTCATCCTTGGAAGGAATAAACAGAGTTCCGTCTTTATTTTTAATGATAAGAGCCTCGTTAAAAGCTTCTCCTTGTACAATTTCTTTGATTTGCATAAAGCCTCCTACTTATATCGTTCAAAAGCATATATTTTATGACCGAACAAAACCGACGAGCCTATAGGTCTCCAGGATCCTGCATGACTGTATAGAGGATAGTCCCCCATTTCAATAGCAGCTTCACTTGTAGTAAGGATAACCGTACCGACTGGATACATGTTATCCCATATCCTTTTATGATAAGGACTGCCAGATTTGTAAATGTCTCCATCTATAAGATTGATATTCATATGCATATCGATTTGTTCTTTTGTATTTGTGCAAGCCCCTCCAAAAGCTAAAGAGTGACCATTCAGGCCAAACTCTAACAAAGTATATGAGACTGGAACTTCAATTTCTGTGGTATATGTCGCAAAGTAGTCGGATACAACAAATCTGAAATTAAAGCTTTCATTCTTGTCATATATAACAGACGGCATATACTTAGCGAAAACTATACTAGGGCCAGATAATGTATTACTATATGAACCTTTTTTGTAATCCGTATATTCAATCAAGGTCTTCCACGAGTTACTTGACTTGTCATATTGCTGAATCTTTAGAGACGCTGAATTCTTATCATTTACAGGTGAAATTGCATATGCAAATTGGAAAAGAACATTCTCGCCTTCTTCGTCCAGTTCCTGTGATGTATTTGCACGATTTGCAAGACCTTTATACAACATTGGACTTGAGTAAGGGTAAACTTGTACTGTTCTTGTTGTAGATACACTGCGTCCTCTAGAATCTTTAACCGTAATATCTATGTCCAAAGGTCCCGAATCATATAGCAAACTACAGCTGATTGTCGTTCCGGAATATGTCCAGTTTTGAATTTTTACAGAACATGAACTAATAGAAGACCCTGCCACTCCTGAACATTCAGTTTTAACTTTCAAGCCTGACTTATTCTGGACAAAGCAACCGAATTTATCGGCAAGTCCTGCAGTAAGCTCCGATATTATTACATTTGATATACTTGGAACATAGTCGTCTGGAACGACGGCCGTCAATTTAACACTCTTGTCACCACCGACTTGATTAGTGCCATTGTATGTTTTGCAGACAAAATATACAATTCCTTCTGTACTGGTAGTAATAGCTTCTGCTAGGCTAGCAGGCAAAGTCCAGGTTTTCGTGGCTTTACCTTTCGAAAAGTCTCCTATATGTATCAAATCCTTATTATTCAAACTGTAATACAACTTGTGCGAAAAGCTTGAACTGTAAGGATCCATTGTGACTGTTACATTTTCACCTATATTTACTCTAGACTTAGAAAGAGATGGTGTAGTTTCTCCACGTGTTCCATACGCAAAACTTGCCGATTGCGTCGAAGAGTCCTGACCTGAAGTACCGTCGTTGAAGTGCATTTGTATACGTACACCTAAATCTCCAGCACCATCATCAACAGGAACCCTAAATGAATTTCCTGAGGCATAATACCAAGCTCCAGCACTGTGTGTACTTGCACCAAATGTAGCGGATTTCTGAGAAACGCTTCCCGCTGTTATGTAACAGTCGACGGATGCATAAGCTCCACCAGGAGAGCAATAGCCCCAGTATGGAGTAACCGTAGCATATGTGTCCCCATAGTTACGGGTTACAGTAATCTTACACCAACCTTGATTGGAAACAGTCCAGCCACTTCCATATGTATTCCATACAGGTATGTTTATTTCCTTTGTAGTGCTTGACATTAGTTACCACTCCATTTCTTAAAATCTAGAGAGCCGTTAGGCCTTGGACTGAATTCAAAGTTACCGATTCTTAAGGTATTGTTAAACTGTCCATCGTTTACATACATTTTGTTGTTTGAAAAGTAAGCTACTTCAGAACCTGCCTGTACAAACGAAATTCTGTCATTCTTTTCAATCAGCTGTATTGGGTTATCCTCAGCTCCAAGATATATATTTCCATCAATAAATCGAATATATTTATGAATCTCAGTAAAGGACACATTATTCTGCTTTATCGAAGAATCAATATCCGTTTTAAAATTGGTAAACTCAATGTTGACCGAATTTTTTGTCTGTTCTAGCTTAGTTGAGATTTCACCAAACTGCGAGTCTAGGTTTTCTTTATCATAGTATTTTTCCGATATCTCAGTTCGAAGAGCATCTTTTTCTTTGCCGATCTGTGAGTCTGTAATCTTTACTGCGTTATCAATACGTGCAAGTGCATCTGCATACACTTTTTTAGATGCCTCATAGTCACTGGATAACTGTACAAGTCCATAGCTAAATGAAAGATTGACAAAAAGTGTACAGTCTACATAGTAAAGGTTGTCCGTATTCCCTAAAGTGTACTCAGGCTCAGTACGGCTCCATACAGTATCTGATGGAGGGTATGAAACTGGTACTTCTGGTTTATCCGGGCCTAAATGATAAAAGCGATAGATTCCTTGGATATCCGTAACGGAAGCTAAAGATATCGTATCACTGCCAAGTATTTCATTTTTAGCGTTAATAACCTGTACTGAGTAGTTTGTATTCAATACTGAATCTGATTCTGAAACACTTAAAGTTAGATCTGATCCAGTCTGCCGAGTGTCATTTTTAAACCACTGAATAGCTCCCAGATTCTTTACTTCAGAACCTGTCAGTTTTTTAGATCCTCTTCTGACTTCAAGAGTCAAAATTGTTTTTATAGACTTGTTCTTGAAAATCTGACCTTGCGAAGATAACAGTTTAAAACTTAAAGCAGCTTCTCCTGCAACCCCATCTTTTCCGTCCTTACCGTTCGTTCCGTTAGTGCCATTGTGCGAAACAGAATAGGTTTCTGTACTGGATCCATCACTATAGAAGACCTGAGTACAGACCCATAAATACTTTCCTAAAGGCACAACTGGAAATTCAGTCTGCCATCCTGTTATAGGCTTATCCTGTGCTGTATCTGTGACTGCATATGTGACAATCGTTTTCTTGATATAGACGCTAGTACCATTCTGTACTTTGGTTACTGTTAGCTCATAGCTAGCTTTCACAACGCCTTTATCGTTAACCGCTTCAACATGGTATGTCAAACTTGGATTTAAGCTTGATTTCTCAACGTTGATTGAGTTAGCCGTTGACACAAGTTCTCCATCTAGATACCAGTTTATTTTGAATTGATCTGTAACATCTTTGCCGTTATCTTTTACAAGAGCTACAAGAACTGTACGTTCTGTATCTTCATTTAAAACTGTGCCGTTTGAACTACTGACAACTAACTGATATGTTTTATTCTGTTCAATCAATCGATTCATTTCATCAATCAATTCATTTGAAATTCCTGAAGCCACTTCTGTGAAATTATCAAAAGTTGTCTTGCATCTGTCTCTATCAGTAAAACTGATCTCCTGCTCTACGATTCGAGCCTGCAGATACATAGCCGGCGCATATTCGGTATCCTCAATCGTAAATGTATCTCCTATATTTGCATCAATGTAGGCATCTACATCATATGTGACAATAGGATTGACATGCTTCTTTAACTCAGCTAGCGCCTGGCCATATAAAGTATTCACATTCTTTGTTTCGTAGGACCATATCTCTACGGCATACATATCATTACTGTGATCCGTTAAAAGAGTCGATGGAAACCGGTCTCTAGCCTGAGGTGCTAGAAGATTATTACCACTGACCATGTACTCAACATTACCATTTGCATCATATTCTTTTTTTCCATTTAATGATGTTAACTGCAATCCATCTGTGCCAGTTGGCCGAATACCTGTATAAAGTTCAGTAATATCACTGGTTTTTACAATTGAATGGATGTCATTAGGATATCTTAAAATAGTTCCTGTACGATTTGATCCAAGGCCTTGATACGAATCTGAATGTTTACGATAAACGTTCAGAGTTACGCCTTTTAATGAATAGTCATCGTTCAATTCTGTAATGAACTCCAGCTCTGCATCAAAAACATTGGCCAATGAATAAAGGCGGCTCAAAACAGTGGCCGTACCATCCCAATCATGACGAATTGACTTGTTAGATACCTCATTGATTCGAACTGTAAAGGAGCGCTCAAAGCCCCAGGCCTTAATATACTCAACGAAGCTCATGGCCCTTGGCGACTTATAAGCATCAATCTGTTCGTTTGTTAGTTCTAAACTTAGCCCATAAGCTTCGACCATTACTGTCTTTCTTGATTTTTCGACATTCATAATCGTCAAGTGATACCCTTTATCCTTATATTTGAAAGACAACTTATTTCCTTCAACAAGATACTTAGCATCTTCATGCGCTGTGAGTGTTTTAAAACCAAAAGTATATGCAGATCCACTTAAATACGTGTGTAATGTATCGCTCCAGTATGGCATCGCCTTATCAACATCATTATCCAAATGTGCAAGAACTGTACCGTATGGATCCAATACTGCGATTCTGACTTTTTGTAATACCGTCATAACCAGGCCTCCCGAATACGAACAGTAACATCAGGCTGTTTCCTACAGAAATCAGAAACATGAAATTTGATATCTGTTTTTCCTGGAGGAACCTTAAAATACTGAGTTCCTACGACTTCATCGCCTGGTCTGTCCATTCCGTTTACGTATATATGCGATGTTTCTCCATCGATATTGATTACTGTGCCTGCTGGATATCTATTAGGAACATCTCTCCATTTGCTGACATGCTGTTTGTAGAAGTTGATCACATTAAAGCCAGCGAAAGTCATAAACTGATTTCCTGCTCGGTTTCCCCACTGCTTAACAGCAACCTGTATCTTCGTGCATTTCATATCTGCAATTTCTGGGATCGTGTAGTTATAATAACCGCCCCAGTAGAAGAAACGTATATTCGCGCCTTCCTTTAAGATGTCACAATGTCCCCAATCCCAGTACCATGGGTTCTGAGTATGCAAGTGAGATGTCGTATAGCTCCAATTCTTCAACACTTTACCATTAGCCCATATTTCGTAATGTCCTGTATTACCAACCGCATCTGTCTTATACCAGTTACATCCACAGATAAGTTTGTTGTCTGCTGTTAAGAAGTTGATACACATTTCTCCCGTTTGACCCATCAGCCCTGCATAAAATAATATGTGGAAATAACAGTAGAAATTTTTAGATCCGCTAGAATCTCCGTTTGAGTCTGCTGGCAATACAAGAGTTCTTAGGCCACCATTAGCAGAGCCTTTTTTATTTCCTGTACTACCAAAACCTAAGAATCTATTGTTAAACCATGTATGAGCAAATAAGGCACCATTTGCGCCATATTGTGGATGCATAACATCCGTACCACTTGTATCATCCTTACAGTTAAAAAAGCTGTCTAAGGAAGCAAGGTGTTCATTCTGTTTATAGGTTTCCCCATCCAATTCTTCGATTTTACCGTATTGCATGATGCCCTCTGTCGATACTATTCCAACATATCCTGTTTCTGCAGTGCAGTTAATCTGATAGTCAACAGTTGCAGGTAAAGTTCCTTCATTCTTTACAGTTAAAGATCCTGAAGACGTTGTAAACTCCTTCAGGGCTGTACTGTACTTTCTTGGATCAGAACAATAAATTTCAATTTCTCCAATAACACAATTAGAGCCGGCATCAACTTCTGTGTTTGATAGCTTGGTACCAATAAAGTACTTATCTAATTCGTCATTGAAAATGACCTGAACCTGTTCTTTATTGAGTAAAGAGTTCAGTTTGTTATAAGCCTGCCTATAGTCATAATTACTATCTGCATGTAGCAGGTACTTTACTGTTATGGTTCTAGGCTTAAGTCTTTTAGAGTTATATATAGTTCCATCCATTCCATCAACCTCAGTTTCAAGAACTTCAGATCCTAATAGCTCTCTACCACTCACTGAGAGTGTTCGATAGCCTTTTATTTCGTTTTCAATAAAAACACCATCATAGCACATTGCCTCGGCCGGCAAATCTACACCGGCCTGAGGTTTTGTGTCTATTGTGTCCACAAAGTTATAGAGCATTATTTAACACCTCTCAATGTTTTATTAAATTTCTGTGATCTAGCAAGTTCTGCCTGGTCATACTTAGCAGTTGCTCTCGCCATTTCACGACCATCTATTTCTAAAGGCACCTCAATGATGTATTCACCGCTCATTGAGTACGTATAGTCACTATTCAAGGATGTCGTCATTCCTGAATAAGATAAGTTAGGTTGTAGCATGTTTGGCATATACAAGATGTCTGAAGCAACTTCTTTGACCTTTGTCTTCATAGCCTTCATACCGTTGACTAAACCTTGGGCCCACCATATACCATTCTTATACTGAACTTTAGAAGGTGATCCAATCTTAGCCTTGGCCTGAATTGCCGCATCTGCTGCAGCTGCCAAACTAGCGGCCGCCGCTCTGACTGAACCTTCGCTTGCTCTTAAGCCGTTTGCAAGTCCTTGGCCAATCATCTGACCACAATACTGTGCTCTTGACTGACACGCATTGAAGGCACTGATAATGTTATTGCATGACGATCTTGCAACAGACACGCCCCTTGATAAGCCTCCTTTAAGTCCTGATGTAAACTTAGTACCCATTGCAGTTCCTGAAGTCGAAGCCCTAGCTTCAGCTGCAGACATTGCACTGATAATACTATTCAATGAGGCTGTCACTGTAGCCGACGTACTGGCAAATGTAGTACCTACCATACTGATAGCCGTTACAAGGGCCATCATCTGAGTACCAGCACTACCTATGCCTACAGAAGCTGCAGATATAGCACCTATACCGGCTGCAACTGCCGCTAAGCTAGCTCCCATATCCAATAGATTTAATCCTGTAATAATCTGAATGCCTTTAGCTAATTCCTTGAACCCTTTACCTGCATTCAAAGCAGCAGTACCAATAGAATCAATAACACCCGATACAGACTGCAGTACACCTGAGACTGCTTCTCCAAAAGCAGTAATAACTCCTGATATTCCATCGAATACCGTTGTAATAATGCTTCCAAATGACTCTATTGTGCTACAGATACCTTCAAAGACTGTCTGAATCACTGGTCCTAACGCAGTCACAACAGTAGCCACACCGTTCAGAATCATCTGCAATCCTTCACCCTGTGAACCGGCTAAAGCAAATGCAGCGCCAACAGCAAGAGCGGCCGCAGCAATACCTAACCATGTTGTTGGTGGAATCATAGCCAAGGCCTCACCAAGTCCTCTGAAGATAGTCGCAATACCGGTACCAATACCTTGTGCTGCTGTTGAAATAGCACTACCTAAGGATGTCACAATACCTGAAATAGCGGTTCCTAGAGTTTCAATTACTAAGGAAATTCCTTGAGTGATACTGTCAAGAATGCCTGAAATAGCCGTACCAATACCTTCAATACTTGTCTTGATCGTATTGCCAACAGATTCAACCACTTTAGCGATGCCTTCATACTTGGCCTTGATCTTGTCAATTCCGCCTGTATTTGGAACACTGCCCCCAGATTCATCTGAATCGTCTTTCTTCTTTTTGAAAAGATTCTTTAATGGATCCAGGCTCTTTGTGCTTGCAGAGTCCTTGATAGCACTTATAAGATTTTTTACATTGCTAACAGCATCTTTAGCATTAGCGCCGGCATTCTTAGCTGCACTTCCAAAGTTCTTCAGATGTGATATTCCGCTTTGTACGGCTTTATATCCTTTAAAAGCCAGGAATAAGCCAGTCACTGCTTTAAGTGCGGTTTGAATCGTTCCTGGATCCAGTGCACTTACAAACTCAGCAATCTTTTTAACAACATCGGCAATATTCTTTACAACTTTACTGAAGGCATTCGCAAGATTTTCGATCACACCACTTTGAGCGCAGGCATCCATTACATGAAGTACTGCGTCCTTAACAGCACTTAAGGCAGATGCACAAGCCTGTATAGCTCCAGTATCTCTGAATTTCTCCCAGGCACCTTTCAAGGCTTTTCCCATGTCAGAGAAAACCTGTTTTACCTGATTACAAGTATTGGTAATTCCATTGATATCGATTAGACTTGAAAACTGACTTGCGATTTCTCCAGCAAAATAAGAAGCTGTACCAACAATTTGACCAAAGATATTTGCAATAGTTTCTAAAAGCATAGAGTTTGCCAAGGCATCCCCTATTTTATTAAAAGCCTGCCCAAATTTATTCAAGGCCTTCTGAGCTTCTTGAATGGCCCCTGTATCTTTGAAGGCATTCATTGCACTTCTTACTTTTGTCTTCATAGTGTTGATTGCACTCATAAAGTCCTGTAGGATAGCAGGCTTAAATGTATAATCGATACCGTCCTTAGTCTCCATAAAGGCTCCTGAAAGACTATATATAGATGATTTAACCTGATCCAGGATATCTACAAAGCTTCCAAATCCCTGACTGTCTAGAACGTTATTAAAGGCACTGATGATACGCATTTCAGTGTTCTCTACGGCAGATTTTATATTGGTAAAGCCTGTGCGAATCGTTTTAGATGCACTTAAGGCAGTCTCAGCAAAACCACCTGCTTCTGTATCACACTCAATCAAGGCTGCATTGAACTGATCAAATGTAATCTGGCCGCTTTTCATAGCTGCATACAGCTCATTTGTGTTACCTGAAACAATACCTAGCTTTTTAGCTGTTTTAGACAAGGCCGGTGCCATGGTTTCCTGAAGAGTTCTCCAGGACTGCATATCCGGCTTTCCAGTGGCTAGCATCTGAGAATACTGTTGTTGAGCACGACTAACATCGGCAGTAGAAGCACTTGAGGCCAGTAAGGCATGGTTCAATGCGATAGCCGTATCTGTAGCCTTGCCCATGTTTCCTGTGACAGATGTTAAAGACTGTGCGCTCTTAACGATATCGGATAAGGAAGTAGGCAACCCCTGTACAGAGGCATTTAATTTTGATACAGAAGCTTTGGCAGCATCTGTTGAAAAGCCTAAGGAGTTCATTACTTTTGGATAACTGTGTAATGTATCAAATCTAGTGATGGCTCCATCTAATGAAGTGGTTACTGTGTTCATAGCAGCACCTAAGGCCTTTGTTACACCTACACCGGCTACAATAGACTTGACTTGAGATTCAAAGGAATTACATACTCCCAGGGCCTTTTTGAACGTGGACGACATGTTTTTATCGGTAGCCGATAGTATGGCTTCAACGCTATAGCTTTCTGCCATATGTGTACCTCCTTATGTTCGTCTAGTTCTCCTTTTCTTCTTTATTTTTCATAAATTCGCTTACGCGTTCCAGTATGGACTTTTTCTTTGTGTTCTTTCCACTACATAACCTTTCAAGAGCCGCATCATAATCAAAAAATTTCTGAAAGGTATCAAATACTTCTTTAATCTTATTGCCTGACTTTTTCTTGGCCTGGGCGGTCATATTTAAATAGGCTTGAAGATGTAAATGATAAAGTTGATCTACTTCTGCATATTCGAGTGCTTTAATCTTCAATCGATATTCCTTAGGTGTAAGTGCATCAACTTCACTTAAGTCTTTAAAGTTAAAGTAACGAAAGCAGTTAATCGCTATCTGTTCATACTGTTCATTGAAATCAACCTTTTCTATGCTTCCTGAGGTGCTCTGTTCTTCATCGGAATGTACCCTGTTTCCAATAGCATTTTGCTTACGATTGTATGAGATACATTCGCAGTAGATAAAAAATCAAGCACGCTATCTACTAGAGCTTCAATATCTTCTACATCAACGATATATTTTTCTAGATCCTCTTTCTTTACTCTTGGCTTTTGTCCGGCATTCATAGCCATTAATACAGTTACAAGAGCTTCCATGTCACCGGCAAGCATAAAGGATACCTGATAGGATAATCCGACATCCTTTTTCACGTTCTCATCAACACTGACTTTTACGCCCCTGTTGATTTCACGTAAAAAGGCAAAGTCTGCGGTAAAGTCATATAAGGTTCCGTTAATTTCAAGTTGTAATGGTTTCATTTTTAATTCTCCTTTTCTTTAATAAGTAAAAGGACGTGCTATATCAGTACGTCCTCTGTATTTGTGTTAACTATTTTGCAGCTGCTTGAGTTGTATCCTGGAATGCATACTCAATTAAAGCTTTCTGTTCGGCAGTAACTGTTGCATATCCATCCGCACCTTTTCCTTCTACCTGGAATGTCAATTCCAATTGTGCTAAATCATCAGATGCAGATGTTTCAGTCTTTTCAGTCAAATAGGCATGATAATAAGTTGCTTTATACTTATTTGCAGCACCTGAAGTCTCTGGCTCTTTCATGTTGATCTTCCAAAGTTCTACTTTTTTACGATTTTTCAAGGCACTTGTCAAATCATCAATCAAAGTGTCTCCCTTTGATAGAATTGAAGACGCAGTAATTTCGATAGATACACTTCCAGCCTTAGCTACCAAGCCATCCTTAGTTTCTGTAGTATCTGAATCTGCGGACATTGACTCTTCATTTTCTGTTGTAAAGGCTAATCCCTTTGCGGCTTGACTAGATGCTTTTTCTAATAATCGATACATGTATACAATATCGCTGCCTTGTACTGTTTCTAATACGGCATCTGCGAAAAGCTGTAAATCAAATTTAAGCATTTCTTGTTCCTCCTGTTATTTCATATTCAAGTTCCAGGACACCATGCATTAATGGCTCACTGGTTGTATTGTCAGACAATATACGTTGTTCTATATGTCTGATTCTCCAGCAGTAGTTCTTCGTTTTTTGAATTCTACGTGATAGGTCCTTGATCTGCTTTAACAGATCGGATACTGTACCACGTTCTCGACAATTGTTATGCCATAAATGAATAGTTTGGTATACTCTTCCTCGAATCATGGTTTTATTGTCGTAAGAGTCAACAAACTGACTGTCTGCTAGATAAACAAAGGGGTAGGCTGTTCCTTCTGGTGGCATAAATCCATCGTAAACACCTACTCCTTTTTCTTTAAATTCTTCTTTTAACTGTACCAGTAAAGTGCTGAACAGTTCCTGTTGTGCATCCATTTATATTCACCTACTTTACTAGTTTCTTGAGATCTCTCTCGAAAATAACTTTCTGGTCGTTATAGGCAGGTCTGACAAAAGGCTGAGCACTCATAAAACGTGTACCATACTCGACATAAGGACTGTAATATGTTCCAGGACCTGCTTTGTATGCAAGGCCTCCATTGATTGACTGACCTCTGATACTTTGCTTAGTAGCACCTATAGAGTAGCCTCTGTCAAACACGGCATTACGTACCATTTTAGCCTGCATCTCGATGCCATTCTGTTTTACTACAGTCTTGACATCCGAAAGAGTCGCATTGTCCTTTAGTGATTTCTGAAGTCGCTTCAAGCCTTTAATCTTTACTGTGGCCATTACTGAACCTCTGAAAGAATGAAAGTCTCTTTTACTCTTAATTTTCTTCTGTAATCGACTTTGTATCTTTTAGATCCAATACGAATGAAATCAAAAGAATAGTTATATGAATTCTGGATATGGACTGTTAGAGACCCTTGTCTAAGTTTTCCGTAGATTTGCATGATCGTCTCTGTCTTTGTATCCATTACAGATGCATATACCTTATCTTCTGGAATTACATCATCGTCATAATTACCAGTCTCGGCATTGTAATCACCGCGCACAAAATGTTGAAAAAAGATAGGAGTGTCATATCTCATAAGAATCTGACCTTTCCTATCTTTTGTTCCTTGTTGGTACGTCTCCAGGCTTCAATATCGTCCTCAAAAGCCTTGAAGTCATTATCCCTAAAGTTCATTGTCTCGCCTTCAACCGCATGACCTGATAGTCCTTCTGAGCCAATACGATTGAATCGAGATACAGATACTTCAGTTACGATATACTCAAGTTCTTCAGGAATCGTCTTAGAGCCTAAGAGAGTTTTAAGACGACTCTGTGTCAGTTCAACAATAGCATCTAACTGCTTATCTTCCTGTCCTTCACGACCTAAAAGGATCTTTACGTTGTCGATTACTGACATGTTCTACTCCTTATTCTGCTTTAACAGTTACTGCAGTAGAACCTTTAGCAGTTGCACAGTATGCAGCATCTGCATCAACTACAGTGATTGTCTGAGCAGCAGTTGCTTTGATTTCAGACTTACCATCCCATGCAGACCATCCACGTACATTTTGACCTAATTCAACTGTTGTTTCTTTAGAATCTAATTTGTATTTATATGAGTGACCTTGTGCCAATTTTCCTGAAACAGTAATCTTAGTCATACCAGTGGCAGTACCTTCTGCAGAGTTTACTGTTAAGCTTCCTAAAGTTGCGTCTGAGTTAACGACTGCGATGGCTTTCTTGTTTACTTCTGGAACGTATTCACCAGCTTTACCTGCACCTTGTAATGCTAAACCATCGAAATCTTCTGATTCGATAGTACGGGCAGTGTTGATACCTGTGAAACATTTACCGATACCTGCGATATATGCTTTGATATATTCATTCTCTGCAAAAAGTTGAGTAGGTACTTCTTCAATATCGAATCCTTTAAAGCGTAATACATCACCATTATCGATATTTACTGATGATTTCTTGCTTGAAGTAGTTAAAGTGCAGTCTTGGATGATTGCATATACATCTGGACATACTTTAGCTTTACGAACTCCACGAGCTCCGATATCAGTAAAGTATTTATTTAAATCATTGAAGGCCTTGATTACTGAAGCTTCATTCAATGTAGTGATCTTAACTTGTTTTCCTGCATTCTCAGTAATGTAGTCACCATGCCAAGCGTTAAACAACTCGATTTTTGCGATAGCCTGCAATTCTAATCGGTCATATACTGCGCTTTCAACAGCATTATTTACATTGTGGTAATCAATTCCTTCATGGAATGCCCATTCGTGAGTATATGGAACCTTTGTATCTACATATGTAATCTCTGTACGTTCTCCAAATCGTGACGAGTTACCTGTACCTTTTCCAAAGGCTACATCTTCATCTTTGCTGTATTTATTGATTACGACTGGAATATCTGAAGTTTTTACTGTAAATGCAGTATCTGACTCTTTAACTCCGTCTAAGGCTTCCAAATCACCAACAAACATGTCTCTGAAGTATGCTTGCACACCGAATACGGCCTGAATCAATTCTTTAAATTCTAATTCATAACGACGTGCTGCTGCTGATCCATCTGCGAACATTTGTAAATTAAATGGGTTTGCTTTTGCAAATAAAGCTTTGTTCATATTCTTAATCTCCTTATTTCTTGTATTTGTTCAATCGTTTTTGAAACTCTGATAGCTCATTTTTGCCATTGTTAAAAGACTTTGGTGTTTTTCCAATAGCTCTCTCGGCTTCAACGGCTTTTCTGTCGGCTTTGATAACGGCTACAAATTTATCGATACGACTCTTTGTAGTATCTGCATCATCACCAACTACGAAGTCTAGAATGTCCTGTGTTGCAGTGATATTGTGATCAGACTGCAACATATCTGCAGCTTGTCTAGATAGATCTGCGTGTTCCTGAGCTTTTTTCAAACGTTCATTTTCTGCACGCAAATCATCCATTTCTTTAGCTTTCTTCTCTTCTTCGTACTGTCTTTTCTGCTCTTCATTCATTCGAGCTAGCTTTTCAGCTTCAGTTCTAGCATTCTCAATCTGTGTGGCTGCAGCTTCTTCTGCTTCCTTACGAGCTTTGTCCTCTGCACGTTTAACTCTTTTTCGAATGATGTTATCCAATTCTTCCTGGGTGTATGTTTTAGCAGCTTTTTCCGGTTCATCTTTTGATTCAGTTTCTGCTGGATCTGTTTCTTGTGTATCCTCAGCTGCTGGATCCACTTCCGGTTCTGCAAACAATTGCAAGCTGAATGGGTATTTTAAAGCAAAATTTAATGTTTTCATTTTCTTGATCTCCTTCTTTTTAATGAGGTTATGTCCCTCGCCATGTGCTTTTTAAGTCTTCAAAGTTTGGACCTTTAAAACTTTGGCAGTCTACGAGATGCGATATACACCTTGTACTGCCTCGATCGGCCACAAAAAATGCACCGTTGACTACGTACTTCAACGATGCACTCTAATTTCCGATCATAATATCTTTTTTCAATACGCTCCTCATATCTGTGATTACACATCTCTCAGTTCCACGTATTCCGGATACGCTTCTTCTGTGCCTTTGCAGCCTATTCTGAAGAAACTTAGCGCTAGTTCTCCAGCAAGGTCTAATTCTGAGATATACAACGTCTTGCTATCTTCATCAGGCTCATCGTAATATCTGCAAATAGCATTGGATGTTTCGTCGATTGAATTGGCCAATGTCAGGAAAAGGACTGAGATAGCACTGCAGACGATATCTCTTCCTCTTGGAGCGTAACCTGCATGGCCATGCATTTCAATCAGGCAATCACGTTCTGTCTGTTTAATTTTTATATTGATCACATGGTATCACCTGTTTCATTTTGGTATTAGAAAAGGCCACTCGTTTGAGTGACCCAATTTTTTAAAATCCTGGAATAATGTCTTTTACATCCTTCAGGGTTTTCTTTACTTTTTGAAGCATAGAATTTTCAAATAGGTATTCAATACCTTTTGGAGTAATTAAAGCCCTGGTTAAATCTCCCCAGCAAATACCAGCTTTTGTATTTTCTGGATCAATTCCAACAATATAGCCATCTCTTAACAGAGCTGCAATAATGTACTCCCAATATGGCTCTGGTAACGAATATTGAGATGCCGTCAAAAAGGAACGTTCTGGCTTTTCACCTTTTTTCAAGCAATCATACAAGTACTTAAGCACCTGATATACAATTACAAAATAATCATCTCTTGCCATGGTACATCTCCTTTTTCTACAGAATAACACCTAGCAAAGAAGATAGCACAACGTTAAAAGAATCTTTTACAAATTCGGAAGCTTTTTTCATACCACTGTTTTCTTCCAAAAAGATAACACCTTCATAGGTAATCTTGAAAGGTGGATTTGTTTCGACATAGAATTTAACGTCTTTATACTTGTTTTCATATATCTTAAACCCTTTGATGTAGCCGTGGGTTACTAATGTGGAAATAACTTCCAACCAATAGCTTTTAGGAACATCAAACAGTTCCGAGCTATAAGAAAAGTCTTCTAGCCTTGCTTCTTTACCAAGTTTCATACATTCATATAAATACTTTAAAATCTTGTACATCAATACCTGCATATCGTTACTAGCCATTTTTATTACCATATCTTTCTTTACCTAGTTTTCATTCTCTTCAAGATTTTCTGGAATATCAGGCAAATCCGCAAATGACTGATCCGGTGATAATCCCAGCCACAATTTCAATTGTCTTTCTTGTTCTTCTTCAGACCCATCTAACACGTTAGTATTTAGCTTTTCATCCATTCTATCAGTCCTTTCTTAGATGCTTCTTTTAAAGTTTGACTAATTACTTTATCATAGTCAATTTCACCTTTATTAGAAGTATATTTTTTTATATTTCGTCGTACTAGGGTTTTAAATTTACCCTTATCAAAGTTTGCCTTATCTAGTAATTCTATATTACCATTATTTTTTACAATAGTTAATAGCTGAACGTCCTCATTCTCATAGAAAAAAAGCAAGTCATTTATAGAATAACTATTATTTCTTGGATGATTGTGCGCTACATAAGTCTTAGGTGAAATACTTACACTTGAAAAGATCAATTTATCATCAGAACCATATTTTGTTTCTTTTGGCTTAAAGTCAGGAGTCATTTTATACCCTACTTCATTTGATTGGTTGTGAACTCTAGATTCTTCCAATAACCGCTTGTGAATCGCTTGTAATTTTTTAGCCTCTTTTTCAGTAAGTCTAGTAAGCTTCATAAGTGGGACCCTATTTATAGCAGATTCGGTTATTACTGTGATTGGTCCTTTTTTATTTTCATGCAAAGCCTGTTTTTCTTTCCACTCGTCAAACCTTAAACTGTGTTCTCCATTTGCTAGACCATCTAGCCACTTTTCATACTCCTTACGGTCTGAATGTGGTGCGAGCGCACAATGGCAATTTGGATGCCTAGGTGGAGCATTCTCGCCAATCTCCATGTCCTTTAGTTTGAAGATCTGCTTATCCAATTCTTTACAAAGTGGACATACATCTTTTAAGCCACATGCAACATATTCATATTCATCGATTCCGTTTGCTTCATAAGACTCAGCCTGGGCCTGTATGCGTACTCTAGTTAGCTCTGTACGCAGTAAACGCTCGGCCTGGTACCTTGTTACGTCAAAGCTCTTTCGCACCTTAGGAATAAATTCTCTAGGGTTTCTGCCTTGAATCAAAGCTGTTGACAGTATTCCATAAAGGTCATTTTTCAATAGGTCCTGTTGTGACCAGATTCGTTCTGAAAATGTGGCATTTTTAAAACTTGAGTTTGCGATTGTCTTTGCAGTTTTAGCATTATCAATAATCGTATCACCTAGGATTCCTGCGTTTCGTTGAATCTGTTCAAGTGCAGCACCTTCTAATTTTTCCTTTGTGAAGGAAACAAGTTCATCACTGCCAGTGGTAAGTTCTAAGCCTATGTTTGCTTTTAAAAGTTCAAGTCGATTGACTTTCATGGCCAGATTATAAAGTCTCATCTGTTCATTGGCTTCTTTTGAGAAGTCTTTTTCTTTAACGTACTTCTTAGCTTTTTTCTTGTATTCCTTTATGTCGATATCAGATGCCTTGCGCTTAGCTTCAGCCATTGACATACCCTCTTTGTTTGAATATCGAACGAAGAAGGACTCAATTTCTTTGTTGATCTGAGTAAGCATCGTACTGTAAATGTCCTGGATCTCCTGAATGTACTCGGCTTCATCTTTTAAATCTGCTTTCTTCCATTCACGCTCTCGCTTTCTCCAGTAGTTACTGCTTTTGCTCATCCTCTTCGTCCTCATCAATTAGCAAATCGTTTGGATCAAAGGAATCAGCACGGTCTTGCATCTGTTCTTCATTTTCTTTTTCAATTCGATCCAGTTCTTCCTTAGGATCCGGTACATAAGATAATAGAGACAACTGTGTTTCTTTTGATACGATACCTTCTGCATCTCGTGCGGTCTGTGTTTCTTCCTGTCTGTTTTTAGGAAGGTTTCTAGACATCTTGATATCCATGTCCATCCAGGCATCTTTATCTGAAACGTTTGTATTCAATGAACAGAAGATTTTATATCTCTTTCGCATTGATTTCTCAATCTTACGATCAAAGCCAAGTGCCAGGTTACTCATAGCCTGTGTTTTGTAAGCTAAGGCTACACCTGAGGTAGACTGGCCATAGTTCTCATCTGAGATATTCGCTACCATCGAGATCTGATAGATCAAACGTTCCAGACGCTGTAATAAGTTCTCTTGGGTTGCGTCTGCCGTCGGCTTGGTTAAAAACTGTACCAGGATATCCTTAGCATCATCTGTACCGTAAATATTAATCACTCGATCATCGCGAATTCTCTGTACCCCGTCTTCATCAACTTCGGCACCTAGAATAGCTAAATAGGCTTCTGCAAAGGCATCTACATCGTTGGCTTTCTCACTGATTGTATGGTTGTATTCTTCAGTTAATCCTGTGATAGGCTCATACAGACCGATACGTTCTTCGTTCATCTTGTATTCGACAACTGGAATGTATCCGTATGGATTTTCATAAACTTCACCAGGTACCTTCACGCCCTTTTCGAATCGCTCGATACTGTTTCTAGTCAAGATTTCACCATACAGATTGCCCCATCTGTCTTTAGTCGATAAATCACCATCGGTATCATGATATCCATATCGCACTGCAAACAAGGCTCTGTGCTTAACCGTATCATCGTAAACCACGAACATTTCATCAGGTTTTACAACGGTCATCTTCGTTCGTCGTTCTTCATCCTGATAAAGGTATTCAAAGGCATGACCATAAATACACACATTCTTGAAAAGCTCGAAGTCATGATCTGTGATTTCATTATCACGATCAAAGTTTTTCAAAGCCTCATTAATAGTTTCATCCTCATGTGATTTCTTAATCGGGTTACCATAGGCATAGCCCATGAAGGTATCCGTAATATATCGAGGGAAGTTGGCCACAAGTCGGTTATCCGGTTTCCAGGATTCCTTTTCAGGTTGCTGATAGACATTGTGAAAGCCCTTATACAGATTCTCTAAATAAGAATAGCGTCTAATTCGTTTTGCATGCTTTTCAATATAGGCCTTTACAATGTTCATAGACACACCATTGGCCACCATAGCTTCGTCGATTACCAGTGGATCAGGTAATACAAAAGGCTTATTTTTAACTTGACTCATAGGTACCTCGCTTTCTATTTAAAAGTCTTGATAGTAACTCTGCCCATTGCGTATTTCTCAAGCGCATAACGCATAGCATCCATCAAGTGGTTAAAGTCGTCAATTGGCTGATTGATTGAATTTCCGAACTTATCCTTGTCAAAGGTGTAGTTCTGGATTTCTGTTGTAAAATTCACACATCTAGGGTGTATATAAATCGTTAAGCCCTGGATGTACTGAATACCATGTGATATTGAGTCCTTACCTTTAACAGCAGCTTTTGCTCTCAAGCCATAGCCTCTCAATTCTGCAATTGACTTAGGTTCTGCCGAATCGCAGATAATAGATTCTTTCCCGTATCCCATTGACACGAGACGGTCGTATATCATCCGATTGGTCAGTCCCTTTTCATATAGTTCATCCCAGATGTACAAAGCCTTGTTTTTCTCATCCAGGAATCCAATAAAAAATGCAGTAGGATCATTCGTGTAACCGAAGTCCATACCGCATACTGTTTTATAGTTGACCATGTCGGTCAGTTCAAACCGGTAATCAATGTGAACATTGTCATAAACAAGTCCTTCAGTGATTCCCCAGTTTCCTAATCCTGCGACATTGTATCGTCGTGGATTGTTGATCTTCATATTTTCGAATAAGCGTTTATCCGCTTCATCAAGCCATTCGTTACAAGTGTAGTTCGTGGTCTGTGCCAGGATATCCGGATTCGAGACATCGAAAAACTTCTTTTTTAACCAGTGCCTCTCGTTCCATGGGTTGAAGCTGATTACCCATTGTTTCCATAAGTTTGGTGGAAGCTCACCACGAATGGACTCATCCAGGGTATCAAAGTCTGCCTCTGAATTGACTTCAAAGGCTTCTTCCAGCCAGGCCCAGCACAAGTAGCCATAGTCTACTGTAATAGATGTAACCTTCAATGGATCATCCAGTCCTCTGAAAAGGATCTTCTGTCCTGTTGGAAGGTAAGTAGCTTCTAAAGGTGACTCTTTAAAGGACCACAGACTCTCAACTTCAAGTCTTCGTGTAGCCCACTTCAAGTCCGTCCAGCATGAGTCCTTCAGGGTTCTGTATGTTTTACGGATTACAAGCAAATTCGATTTATCGTACTTCATCATCAAATAGATCCAGCGTAATGCTGTAGTCTTTGATTTCTTTGAAGCACGTGAGCCCTTGATCACGTTATAACGTCCTTTGAAGTTCCAGAATTTCTTATATCCTCGGCCTACGACTTTGGCTATGTTGATTCGTTTCTCCTTGAATCTACTCTTCAAGGTCATCCTCTCCTTCAAAGACTGGAAGGACTACATCGGCCTGCACTTTATCTGTAAACATGCTGTATCGTTTACCAATAAGCTCCGCGGCTCTTAACCGGTCCTTTTCAGATGGATTCTTTAAAGTGTGCTCAATGTGTGATACACCCTCACCATCACCAACTACAAGGACTTCTTCAGCCTCTGCCTGACCTCGCATAACCTTAGTAAGGTATCGCATGACCTCTGTCACATCGGCAATATCGTCGGCTTTGATCTGTTCCATGACCTGATCAATATATTCCTTGACCTTTGGCATGTTACGCAGTTCGTAGCCATACTTGCTAGCTGCATCACGACGACCCTTGTAGCTTGGATATGCCTTCATGACGGCTTCTACACTGTTCATATCTTTCAGGTATTCATGGACGAAGATCTTCTGTTTCTCAGTCAGTCGAACAGATCCACGTGGATGTTTTGCTTTTGGCATACGTTACCTCACTTTCCAGCTTGCTTCGGATAGACAATCAAAATAGGCTCTCAAGGTGAAAGGAAAACGAAAAAGCCCTTGATTGCCTATCCCAGGCAAGCAAAATAAAAAGCCGAGATTTATCTCTCCCGACTTTTGTACGATATCATTATACTCTGTTGACACGCTTAGTTTCCTAAGTCTTTTATTTTAAAATCCTTGAAATGAGCCGAATCATCTTGTCATAGACATTCGAGTAACCGTACTTGTACTCAAGATGTCTGTAGGGCTCGCCGTTTACGAAGTCCTCACTGAAGGCTCTTTCGTTATCGTTGCAGACTAACTGCAATCTTTTATAGTAGCCTTCGGCTCTAGCAAGGCACTTGATATAGAATGCCTGTTCATCCATTAGCACCTGTTCATCAGACAGTAGCCCATTCACAATCGTACTTTTTTCCTTGTGGTTTTCAATCTTGACCCCTTCACCACCTAAAGGGCAGTGAGGTGTCTGAATATCATTGATCTGATCCGTCAGGTCCTGTAGAAGGATTCGGATCTCTTTCAGTTTGTTTCGATAATATCGAATTGATTTTAATTCCTGCAGAATATAGACTGCATCTTCTCTTGTCATCGCTTACCTCCGTGATTCTAGTAAGCATCGCTTCTATCGAAGTTCGTCCATCGATACTTAATACAGCTGTCCAGTCAGACTGAACGCAAACAGTTTAATGAGTAGTCCTGATATATTTGTGATCAGGATGTAGAAAAGGAATATCAGAAAGGCAAGTGTCAGACTGCAGACAATTGCAAGTATTATAGCTTTGCGTTCTTTCATGTTACTCCTCCAGGATACGGACCTGTTCCGGTTCAACGCAGAACAGGGCTCCGTCTGGAAACTGGATGTCCATCAAAGCAAAATGCGAGACCATGTCACCTTTGTAGCATCTTTTCCGTATGATCTCACCGGTCAGTCCGATGTAATCCCTTTTCAGTCTTCCGGTTCCTGCAACAAGTCCATGCTCATATCCAGAAGTCAGTTTAATTAGCTTTGCTTTCATGCTACCTCCTCAGGGCTTCGATGAGCCTCTTTTGTGTTACATCCTTTTCATCCAGCGCCTTCAGCATATCCTCATCAATGGTTCCAGAAACTATGATCTGATAGATAGACACATTCTCTTTCTGTCCCTGTCTGTAGATTCGGGCATTTGCCTGCTGATACAGTTCAAGGTTCCAGTTTGGTAATGTGTACCATACGGCTATATGACCACCTTGTTGAAGGTTAAGGCCATGACCGGCACTGGCCGGATGGATCAAAAGGACATCGATATTCCCATTGTTCCAGTCTCGGACATCTTTCTCGTCGCTCAAGGCTCTTACGTTGAAGCCCTGAGCCTTTAAATGGGCCTTTATTCGTGAAAGCTCATGGCGGTAGTAATAGAACACCATAACCGGATTTCCGTTAGCTGATTCAATCAGATCATCTAAAGAATTCAGCTTTGCATCATGTATTACTTTCGTGCCTACATTGTCACCAAATTCGTCCTTGATATAGATCTCTCCTGAGGTCATCTGCAGCAGCTGGCCACAAAGGACTCCTGCATTCACGGCCATCAGTTCTTCATTGCTCTCAAATTCTAGCACTTTTTCGCGTTTAAATGTTGTATATGCTTTCATGGCTTTTTCTGACATGCTAGCCTTGACCTTGATGTACTGAACAGGGGGAAGCTCAGCACAGTCTTTCTGATCAAGACTCATGCAGATATCACTGATTTTTTCGTATATCAGTTCTTCACAGCCATCACGCACTTTCCAGTCGTACACGACATGGCCATTCTGTCTTCCTGGCTTAAGATACCTGGCTCTGAACTCAGACAATGTTCTGCCAAGTCTTTCACCCTGATCCATAAGATAGATCTGGGCCCACAGATCAGGCACCCCCTTAGGGGCAGGAGTACCCGTTAGACCTATGAAGCGCTCAGTCAGTGGCATCATCTTACGAAGTGCCTTGAATCTTTTGGAACCTGGATTCTTGAATGTGGAAAGTTCATCGATGACAACCATGTCAAAATCGAACAAATTCTGTTCTACAAGCCATGTCACATTCTCTTTGCTGATAAGGTAGATCTGCGCATCCACCTGTAATGCCTTCTTACGCTGTGTAGCAGTGCCTGCAACAACTGAAAACTTTATGTCCTTAGTATGAGACCACTTTTGTATCTCATCAGGCCATGTGCTCTTTATAACACGTACAGGACCTATGATCAGTATCCTCGCTACTTCGATACCTATTAATTCATTCAATATCGTAAGTGTAGTTACTGTCTTACCGGCACCCATAGGAAGAAGAAGACCACATCTTTCATGATCCAGGCCGAACTGGATAGCCTTCTTCTGATAGGCATGCGGCTTAAATTCGATCAAAGTGCTGCTCCGTTGGCTCGATACCGGATTCAAGCATTGCTGCAAGCTCATTGACTTGTTCCTTGGTTGAGATACAGAACACCTTGATACCTCGGCTTCTTATTCGCTTGGCCATCTTCTTCTGAAGTTCTCGGGGTTTGCCATGTGGCTTTTTAAGTTCAACAAAGAAAGCAAAGCCTCTGTAGAGTACGAGTCTGTCTGGTACACCGGAAAGCCCTGGACTTGTAAACTTCATCGCTAGACCGCCAATAGAGTTGATCTTATTCACTAGATAGAGTTCTACATTTGATTCTGTGATCATTGAAGCCCCTCCCTGTAATTCTTCATCATGCGTTCCTGTTTAGCCTGGATGATGTCATTGATCTCGTCATCACTTATGCCATAGTAGTATTTCATCTGATCCATGACGATCAGTACATCAGCCATCTCTTCCACAAGGTTGGAACGTAGACCTTTATACTCAAGTGGCTTGGTACTTTTTTCAGGATATCGGATCAGCTTTGTGATGGCCTTCTGCAGTTCAGACAGTTCTTCAACAGCCACAAGACTTTGCATCTCGATGCCGTACTGTCCTATATAGACCTTGTTTGTTTCTCGATTCATTGTTTTTACCTTCCTTTCAATGTCAGGACACAGTGGAAACGAAGAAACGGTAGTCCCAACTTTTTCTATATATATATCATATTTACTATATATTGTTACGCGCGCGTATACATGTGTGCACGCATTATATACATTTATATATATTTATTAAGTTAACAAAATTACTGTTTCCACTGTTGCTTTACTATGAAATAGCTTTTACTTAAAACAGATTTGCCGACAACGCTCTCGAAAATCACTGTTGCCGATTTTCACGTTCACTGTTGCTACTGTTGTCATGTGATTTTTTCACCATTTTTCACAAGTTGCCGTCACTGTTGCCCACTGTTGCCAGAAGCACGCTTTTGGAAACGGTCCTGTTTCTAATCCTTGTGTTCGATCACAACACAATTTGCCAGGATTTCCTTCAGTTCTTTATCTGGATCCACATTCTTAAAGTAGCCTTTTTCCTTCATGCACATCAGATTACTAAACTGTTTGAACGTGCCTGGATAACTTTCCTGAACATAAGCATCCAGGATATCCCATTCAGCTTTTGTCAGACGATAGCGACTGTCTTCGATATACGTACATGCCATCCAGTCTATTCTGGCTATGGCACAGTTACCCGCATCTCCAAATAGACATCTATTACAATCTATCTCTCCACAAGCGCATAATGCTTGATCATCCTTTCCGATACAGAAGGAATCATAGTCCTCAATTTTCTTAATCTGTTCGAGATAATGTTCTAAGTTTGTCTCCTTAGTCATAACAAATTTCTTCTTTTTCATTTTCACTCTCCTGTATTCTTCTGTAAATTTCTGACTCAATACTATGCACATTCAGCTCCTCATCTTCACGTGTCTGTTCTCTAGTTGTATGCCATAAAGACACCACCAGTTTTTCCAGCTTTCTAAGGGCATCCTTGCTTTCAACCGTCACATGCAGCTTGATACCTGCATCTATAAATTCTCTGTTCATTTAGTTTCCTCAAATCCATCATAAGTGCTTGCATACATGCATCTGTACGCTAATAGATCCTTATTTCTTTGTTCCAGTTCATACATCAACTGTTCATTCTGGTATTCCAGACTGTTGATCCTTTCGGACACGATAACAGAATACAGCATCATCGCGCCTAGCCCTCCAGCAAAGAGTCCAACCATAAAGTAGATCATTCGATCACCTCACAGTTTGCTAGAATGTCTTTAACCAGCACCTTACTATCACATTTAATATTTTCGAAATAGCCCTTCTTCTTTAATTCACCAATCAAATACACTGTTGAAAATCTAGCATCCTTTTCGAATATTGTATCCAGCATATCGTATTCGCATTGTGTTAACCTGTAAGTTGGCTTTATATAGGGCTGCTTTAGCCAATCCATTACCTTTTTATGACATTCTCTTAGACTACTTTTAAAGTCACAGTCACTGCAACTAGTTTTATTACATTGCTTAGGTCTTCCTTTGACTACTGCTAAATCCCACAGGCAAGCTTCTAGAATTTCATGCTTGTAATGATCTAGATTAGTTTCCTGTTCCTGTTCTGACTCAAAGCATCCAAGTTTTTCAAATAACTCGTGCGCCATCATTTTATATATTCCTCCAGGTCATCCAGTGCATCGTCTACCTGTTCCTTGATGTACTTTAAGCAGTTGATTGAAACATCGCCACTGCTCTGTACTGAGCCTTCATACCTCTTGATCTTATAAGCCTCATCAGCAATTATTTCTACCAGTTCTCCGGTTAGCATGCATAACTCTTCTAAATTTTTTACCCGATCAGGATCAATACTTGCATCTCCAATCGTTTCATAATTTCCAACCAGTTTCTGAACGATTTCTAATTTATTTAAATATTCTGTATCTGAGTACATTGTTATTTTTCCTCTTCTTTCATTGGCCATTTAAGCTCCGCCTGGTCATTTATCTTTTTTAAATGACTGTGTTTGTAATCACCGCCAGCCAGTAATAGCAAGCCCACTCCGGTTATCATTCTTTTTGGATCTTCACTAAAGCTTAATTTAATTTTGTCACCGAATACTTCTCCTAATTTAACACTTAACTCATTAGCTTTATTCTCAGACATTTTTAGTCCTCCTCCAGGCATTCATGCTGCATGATGCAGTACATTGCCTTAATAACACTTACCACTTCGTGCCAGGTCATATGACCAAGAATTGTTTCGCAACCATCTTTGTTTTCATCTGAGTAGTCCCTGATCAAGTCGTAAGTTTTACGTGAATCATCACTGTATTCAAGGTAATAGTTATATTTAGCGTAAGCATTTATTAACTCTAGCCTAACCTGTGTTTCTAGATACTCTATATTCATCATTTCTGTTCATCCTCTTCTTTCAACTTCTGCCCACAAAAAGGACAACGTGGATAATATTTATTTCCATGATATGTTGGAATAGGTACAACTCCATGCTTGCAAGTTGGACAACACAACACCAAATCACCACATGGGCCAAATTTAACATCTATTGGTTTCTTTGGTGTTTCTTTATCCGCAAGATTCCCCAACAATTGAAAATATGCCTTGGCACGAGCGGTCTCTTCTATCCCTGCTGCTTCGCATGTAACTTGAAGTTCTTTTTCAAGAACTTGCAACAATTCTTGATATTTATTCATTTGTATTCTCCTATCTCTTTGATTTATCCCAAAGGTAATCTGGATATTCAGGTTTAGACTCTGGTGTATGTAAAATCTCTCCTTCAAAGACATACAATGCCTGTACTGGATAGAAGATTTCGTCTTCATATCGACAACAACAGACTTTATCAAATTGGTGTTCATTAGATATCACTGTAAATATAATGTCCTGACCTTCTGTGATACCTTCAATCATCACAATCCGTCTAAGCTTTTTATCATAGACGTACATTCCTTCACGTAAATCTTCGAAAAAATAAGGTTCACACCGGTTCAATCTAACAAAAGCATTTCGATTTTTCTTACAGTCCAGCAACGAAACATATGGATCTATGCCGTCATCCATTGCAGTTACTCTAGATACGGCTTCGTGCAGCGTGTTAAAGTACTCCATATCTTTTTCATGTGAAGTTCCATGAATAGAATCGCTAACCAGAAAATATCTTGAAGCAATTTCATCTAGTGCAATTTCGTATTTATTCATTTTCTTTCTCCTATCCATAGCCACCTAATTCATCAATTTATCACTGTAGCGATAATTAAGTTCTTCCATAACACGTTTTCCGCCATATAGCTTTGATGCATAAACAATATAGTCGACCTCGGTAAACATAAGAGCCATCAGTCTTGTATCTTCACAAATAGATTTGATATTCTCTTGTAAAGCCAAATAAGTCTGTTCTATTCTTTTATCAATTTCTGAAGCATTATTTTCATTTAATCTAGCAAATTCGTTTTCCATTTCTTCCTCCTTTTTAAAAAGCTGCAAGAATTATACTGATGATACTAATCACCAAAATAAACGATTTAATTGTCTCTTCAAGATCTTTGAGGCCTTTAGCGTGGCACAATATAATCACTGATATAGCAATAATATATAAAGCTAAGATAAATAAACTAATCACTGCTTTAATTTGTTTCATATACCATCCTCCTCATCAGGAGCATTATTGAAGATATCCTCAATCACTTCAGCTAGCTGCTTTACATGTTCTTCATATTCTTCTTTTGCAATATTCTCAAATTCATCTATCCACTTTCTAGGTAACCCGTATTTCTTGTTGATCTCTTTAAATTCTTCGAATGTCATACTTTGTCCTCATGCTCCTGTCCGTGCAAATCAAAGAAAACAGCTTCTTTCAGTTCCTGCAGTGACTTGTCTCCTTGCAATAGTCCCTTATTAATAAGTTCCTTATACTTACGCATATAGAAGTCTGACTTCTTCAGATCTTCTTCCTGGCCCTTGCTGGCGGCTCTGTAGCGGTACTTCCATACATTGCATAGACAGAAGGCCGCTACGATATCATCACCAAACACAAGCCTCATCTCATCGAGGCATTCTATAGCATCCTCTCTGCAGTAGTGCTTAGGATGATTGATCATATCCACTTTGTCTCCATACGCTACTTTGTTCATTTCAATTGCCTGCTTGCAGTAATCATTTGCTTTTGTCATATCAGCAACCTCTTAATCTTTCCACAAAGTCCTCATTGATAGCCTGTTTCTTCTTTATGGCTCTGTCGATCTTGTGAAGGATTCGATTTACTTTCTTTTCTGTTAGGTATCCAATAGGATCGCCGATCATTCCATTATCAGCACCTATAAGTGCTAACTCAAATGGAGAAAAGCCATCTCCGTAGGATATGATCCTTCTTTCATACATATGACAGATCACACTTACCTTGATGTCACCAAATCTATAGAGCACCTGATTACGTTTATACTGTTTCGTAATTTCAGTATGATCTTCTGTAAAAGTTTCAAAATCTGTGTGCAAGTTAATTTCTGGATTCATTGTTTGTTCTCCTTTTCAAATAATTTTTTAATTTCCGGCCATCTCTTATCCAGCACAAGAGCTGTAGCCTCGCAAACGATAGACCATCTTAAAAGGTCGACTGTGGCAAATGGAAGGTCCCTCTTGTTGTCACTGCGGTTCTGTCCTGCAGTCTTCTGTGTTGTCATGTGAATCAGTTCATCAACTAGATTTTCCAGGCCTTCCGGGTTTCCGCCACTGTTCTGCCCCTTTTCGAAAAAGTCCCACATCTTGTCTTTCATTTGTTCTTTCCTTTCTTAGCAATCGTTGTACCAAGCCTAGCAAGTGCTACACCAGTACGCGTCAGTTCCTTATCATCTGTATACAGCCTTTTTCGAGCCATATAAGCACTTTCGGCCTTACTGACGAGAATAAGATTATCTAGGTCATAGTTTCTTCTATTACCGTCTAGAAAAGCACATTTATATCCTTCAGGGATAGGCCCATGTGCTTTTTCATAAATAAGTATGTGCTTGGCCTTCCAGTTATCCTTTTTCTTTCCTTTGTACTTGTCCGCTATCTTTACATACACGTAGCCATCCTTGCTCTCAGTCTCAGTTCCAATAGGGCACCAGTTATCTGGCCTATGGCCTCTACTGAAGCTTCCAATATTACCGCCAACATTGAACATGCCTGTAGTCCCCTTGTTAACTGGAACATGACCTTTTTTAAACCGGGCGTCCCAGCTTGAGACGATCTTGTAGTTCTTCTTGATGGACTGTATCTGCTGACGCGTATAGTTTGTACCCCATCGTTCATTGAACATCCTCGCGATTTCATCGGTTCCTCTTCCGGGAGCGATTTCTCTTAGATATTCAATCTGTTCCATAGTGTATTTTCTACAGCTTCCAAGACATCGTCCTGGGTTGATACCACTTTTCAACTTATGATTATGCTTGTAGGCATCTATCTGCTTTTCTGTAAAGGAAGTGCCGAAGTGCTCATTTAGCATTTTAGTCACTTCACTAACTCTTCTTCCCTCAATGATACTGACCAGGTAGTCACTCTGCTCTTTACTGAGTAAATACTTAGGCATTATCCTATCTTCTTTCTGTCTTCGATTCTTAACATCTCAGGCACCTGACTAGGATCTCTGTCATCCATTGCATACTCCATTTTCAGCTTCTCTGCTTTTAGTACAGTATTGGCATTCGCAATGATCATACCGGCAACACTTTTAATTGCCTGGCTTCTCTTGATCTGCTGCTTTAATGCCTCACCATGCAGATCGTCATCATTTAGACGCTCGATCTGTTCGAAGAGAATGTTGTTCAAATCTGTTAGTTTATTCTCCATATTTGTTTTCCTTTCAAATTGTTGTTACTTCTTCGGTCTTAAATAGACTCTCTGTTTTCCATAGGAAGCACCGCGCTGTCTTATGGATCCAGTACGCTTCCAGCCAATGTGATCCATGATAGCTTTCAGTTCTCTTTGATCTGAGTTTGAGAATCTTACTTTTACATCGTTGAAGACCTCGCACCATATCTCTAATAGACTTACACAGTCACGTTCTTCAACGCCTTCATTCTTTGGATTCTCAAGCCACTGAACACGAGCACCCACTTCCATATCCAGCCAGTTAGCCGGAATCTTTCTGTCCAGGTACTCACGAACCATGTCCTCACGCACACTTCTGTACGTGTATTCTTCCTGAGCCTGCTGAGCTTCTTTCAATAGCTCTCCGTCCAGGAATAACGGTTCATGTTCCTTGAATCTCTGCTTTGCTTCAGCAAAGATTTGATCACGTTCCTTAGGCAGCTGCGTGAATACAACTTTCGTTGCACGCTCTGGATCTGTTCCAATTGGCCAGAAGCGACGGTTGCCTGTGTAATCCCTTAAGAACTCTGTGTCATTCGTGGTTCCAAAGAACACACACTGCCTTGGATTGTCTGTAACTCGTCTTGCATATGCCTTGCGGTATCTGTCATCGCGCTTTGAGATAAATTGCTTCATGGATTCGATGTCTGCTTTTCTAGCTGCAGATAATTCAGACCATTCAACGATCCATGAGCCATGCAGTGCCTCATATCCTTCTTTTCCTGCAATCGTAGTGATTGAATCAGAGAACCAGTCGCCACCAAGAATACTGAGCATATGTGATTTACCGATACCTTGCTGGCCTACAAGCACAGGCATATAGTCCATCTTGCATCCAGGTACATAGATACGGTTCACGGCAGCCGTAATCGACTTACGGGCTACAGCTCTTGTATAGGCACTGTCATGCGTTCCAAGATAGTCGATAAACAAGGTATCCAGTCTAGGAACTCCGTCCCACTCAAGACTGTCCAGGTAGTCACGTACTGGATGAAAATTGTTCTGTTCCTGTACGTAGGCTACTGCATCATCGATCTTGCCCTTGGCCACGATGTGATAGGTCTTTTCAAGATAGTAGCGAAGCGAGGCATCATCTGTATCGTTCCAGGTCCTGTCAGTTGGATTGAACTTCCACCATGGAAGGCTTCCAGTCTTGACAGGCTTTTGAGCGAATAAGTCATTTCCACCGATAGAGTCCTTCAGTTTTGGATCACACATCAGGATCTTGACGATGTTGTCCGTAGTCATTCTGAAGTTTCCATGTTTGTCGACATCCAACTGCTCAAGCCAGTTTACTTCGTCTTTACTCGGTTCTACTGTCTTTGTACTCTGTTCCTGTGTCTCATCGGCAAAGTCGTTCTGTATTTCATTCTGCTTGTCTTTTGCCAGCTGCTTTCTTGTAAGGTCATCCTTTTGCATCATTTCAACCATGAAACCATTGGACTCACTGTCCGTAGCATCCGGCCACAGATGCAGTCTTACAAGATCGTAGGCGTTGCATAGCATCTGTCCGGTTGGATCGGTACTGTGGTTACTGTAGGCATACTTGTCTTCATAGATAACAAGTCCTCCGGCAGTAGACCCCTTGGCATAGGTGTAGCGGTTCGCATCGTTATCCACAGGTACATAGTCCTCCGGAATAAACTTAGCGATTGCTTCATGTATGTTGTAAGCACGGCAGAAGGCACCAATCCATCCGGACTTCGTTAATGGATCCTCCTGCTTGCCTGTAATCTTCTTATGTAATTCAGTTTCTCTTGACGAACGTGGCCAGAAGCTCATGTCTGTCCAATCGTCTACATTTTTCAACACGATATCCGCATTGAGCAGTATGCCGTCAATCTCTTTGAAGACATAGTCCCCATCGCTTGAAGTCGATGGCCAGAACATCATACGAGCCGGCTGATAGGTCGTATCGTCAAAGATATCCATATCGATTCTTGAGGCGACCCATCTGGCCAGAAACTCGTATTCATCCGGATTCACGTTCCTGGACAAAGGAAGGATCCATCTGAATTTAGGATGTTCGGATGTATGCTTATGTGTTGAATAAATACATCCTTTAAAGTTTGCTTTCTCATTGATCAGATCAATGAAGTTACCAGGTGCAAAGTCTGCATCCAATGTGATACAGCTTCTGGAGATAACTGACTGATTGTTTCGTTTCCCTTCTCGTAGTTCCCCTGCAACAAAGCCTCCTACATCCTTGATTTCTGACTGCTGGTCTCTTGTCATGGATGCATACTGTGCTACGGTCTCACTTGTTCTTTTCGTAACGCTCAGTTTATCCATCAGAGCCTGCCACGACATTTCCTGGTTGTAGTACTGTCTCTGTCTTCGATTCTTACATGTGGCAATCTTCATGCGTTATCTCCTTTCTGTCTGCTTGTTCTTATCTTTCATTCGGTTTAGAATATTCTTCTGATCATTTCTAATTGTGTTCACAGAGTCTAGTGTCTCTGTGCTGACTCTTTTGATATCCTGGAAGACCTGCATGGTCTCTTTTGATAAAACAGTATCCTGTACAGGTTCTTCCATGGTCCGGTTCAGATGAGCCAGTGACAGAGCGATACTGTCCAGACGGTTGCAGATGCGATCCCTGGCATTGTCTATTGCCTCGATCAGACGGTCTACATCATCCATACTGGCCATATCGTCCTGTCTTCTCTGTTCTGCGGGTTTATTTAAATAACAGAGTCTTTGTTCGATAGCTTTTACCGAGCGTCCCTGAAGCAGAGTACTGTACGTACTGTGTATCTGCTTTGCGTTCAGTCCGATAGAAGTAAGCTGTCTTAAAAGTTTGTCCTCTGCATCTATCCATTTAGCTGGCATCGTCATTTTCCTGTCATGCACCAAGTCTAGGTGCTTCTGCGACATCCAGTCCAAACACAAGCTTCAGCATCCATATCAGAAAGCTAAAGACAAGTACCCAAAGGATGCCGACAATGATTTCTCTTTTATATTTCTTCATACTGTTAATCCTTCTTGTAGTAGGTACTTGTAAATCCATCACCCACAAGGATCAGATCCGGTGCCCACTCAATAGGTTTGGCCATCACTTCCAGCAGTTTTTCAAAGGCCTCCTGTTCAATGCTGGTATTAGCTTCACATATGACCTCATCATGTACATGCATGACACAGTCAACACCTATAAGGTCACAGCCTTTCATCGTCTCGCATAGACAGTCTCGTGCAATGGCCTGAACTACATTTTCCGTAAGCTTTCCACCCCACGTGTTAATCCAGCACCACTGACGTGTAGTCTGATTCAAGCCCATGAACTTGACCTGGCCATCTTCGATACACGGCGAAACATAGGCTATCCTTCTGCCATTAGGAAGCTGGATGTACACATTGCCATGTGACTTGAAAACAGCCATGTTGCGATCAAGCTGTGTATAGCCTCCATTGATAGCCTTCTCAAACGCATGCCCTAAGGCGTACCAGAAGTTAGGAATATTCGGACTGGCCTGTCTCCATTTTGTTACGATCTCCTGCTGCTGTTCCGGCTCGATTCCCATCTTGCTGGCACCAAAGGCTTCAAGTGCTGCCGTTCCGCCACCATATCCAAGTGCCAGCTCGGCAATCTTTCCTTTCTGCCTTAAATGTCCGTTTACTCCATGCTTCTCAACAGGAACACCGAACATCTGACTGGCAGAAGCACAATAGATGTCGCCTCCGTTTTTGAAAACATCCTGTCTCCACGTTGTACGTGTAAGCCATGCGATAACACGTGCTTCGATGGCACTGTAATCGGCAATAGCAAACACAGTTCCAGGACGAGGTATGATCATTGTTCTTATCAGTGTCGAGAAGACATCGTTCATTGAGCCGTAAAGAGCTTCCAGTGTTGGCCAGTCCTTCTGAGCTACCAGATTACGAGCCGTCTCCATATTATCGAAAGAGTTTCTGGGGAAGTTCTGTGGCTGGATCAATCGACCGGCCCATCTTCCTGTACGACCTCCAAAGAACTGGAAGCATCCTCTGACTCTTCCATCACTGCATGCAGAACGGATGAAGGCTTCATATTTCTTGACACTTGTCTTTCCAAGTTCCTGACGTATCTCAAGAACTCTTCTTGCATCGTCGCTTATATCCTCTTTTAAAAGGTCCTTAACGACTTCTTTTGTAATACTGTTTACTGTGATACCCTGTGTATCAAACAGCCACTGTTTCAACTGCATGACACTCTGCGGGTTATCCAGCTTTGTGATTTCCTTAGCCTCTCTTGCAAGGCTTTCACTCAGTTCTTCATGGTAGTTCCATATAGACTGGATCAGGTCAACGGCTACCTGGATACCCCTGTCGTTAATATGCTGGTCCATGTACCAGTTCTCCCACTCGAAGTCAGGAATCTCACCCATGGCATCCAGTGTATTGTAGATAGCCTGCTCAGACTCAACATCACGTCTGTTGTACTCGATGAAGGTCTCCCACTTATCAGGTGCATGCTTAGGAAGGTTGACCGTTCTTCCACCATTGGCCTTAGTTGGCCTGCAAGGACAGCAGAAGTACTGGATCAGGCGCTTACCGGTTGCTAGCTTGACTTTGTCCTCATCCAGTCCTAAAGCAGGACCTAAGGAAGCAAGAGCACCCGGATAGCCATGTTCTACGGCCATGATCATCGTATCCTTCCACTGTTCAGGTGGAAGAAAGCCTTCATAGCTTAGCTTCTTGTCAAAATCCTTCGAGTACCAGTTATCCAGTACCCGCAGGTCTTTTAAATGTCTTGTCAGACATACTCTTTCAAAGTTGGTATTATGAGCTACCTTGATAATGTTCTCGTCTGTAAGTGCATTTAAAATCGATATAGGAAGATGTCCTCCATTGGCCATGTCTATCACAGTTACTGGTTCGTCGTTGAATGCATATCCAAATAAGAGAATCCTGAAGTCAGGACTCTCTGCATACTTGTATACTCCGCTTTTTCCAAGAGTTACACTTGAATAGGTTTCTAGGTCTATATGAAGAAGATTCTTATAACCAGCCATTGTCATCAGTGCCTTCTACTTCATCTGCAAAATCAGATGTACCAGAAGCACGACCACCAAGATAGTCACCATCCATTGTCTTCAATACATTAGACAAGCCACAAGAGATTCCGCCTGTTCCTTTGATGTATGGGAAGAAGTTGAATGTAATCTTTCCATAGCATCCTGAATAGACTTCTGATGCAATCTGTTCCTTAGGAATAATCACCAACTGGCCGCCCTGGATCTTGCATACATCCGGTGCTGTAGTCGATTTAGCTCTTAACTTGTACATTCCCTTGTAGTTTGCATCCGACATTAATCTTGGATCCTGATCACAGTCGACCAATAGTCCTTTATCTGATCCGACAGGTCGAATGAAAGGTGTCGCCTTTGTCGCAAACGAGTTACCATAGTCATTGATACCTTTCTGTCTAGCTGCATCATAGTTAGCTTTGATCGTATTCAATGTAGCCTTGTCTGACTTGTCGATCAGAATGTCGACACTGTATTTCTTGTTTGGTCCATCTGCATATGCATATGGTTCTGCCAAGTGGCAGAATGTGAATCTTACGACTCCTGTTTTTGCTTTTTGAATTGTTGACATTGTAATTACCTCTACTTTCTTTCTAATGTCTACTGGACTTCATCCTGGAAGTCCTCAACTCCGGTCTTAACGATCGAAGGACGCTTGTCTGACTCTTCTACTAAAGTCGGCTTTCCTTCCGGCTTGTTGATATATGGACTGGCCAGTTCCGTGAACTTCTTCTTACCGACGAGCTTTTCCAAATTCGTGATGGATAACAGTTCCTTTGGCTTAAGAAATTCGTCTTCCTTAAATCCTTCATCAATTAATAACTTTTGCACGGAATCCGCGTCCACGATCTTTCGACTGCTTCTTCCTTCTACTACCTTGTATCCTTTGTAATGAACACCCGACAGAGCCTGGTTCAAGGCAAACTCTTCGATGTCGGCACACCATTTCTTCATCTCACTCAGTCTAGGAAGCAAGGATGCAACCTCATCGTCTGTAAGAAGCATGGCATCATACAGTTTGTTCTGTTCTGCAATCGCAACGTTCATTTTGGCTCTTTCCTTGCAGTTGGCTTTCACCTTGCAGAATTGACACCACTTGCCCGCTTCCTGTTCTCCCTGGCCATCCCAGGCTTTCTTGGCCGCAGGCTTGATGACATTCTCCATGTAGTCGCACAAGTCTACAGTTGAGATCTCATAGGTACTGATATGATCCAGACGAGGCTGGAAGATATGCATCTTCACCTTATCGAAGGCATAGTAGGCTTCATACTCATGAAGAGCTCCTGCTGCATAGATCAGCAACTGAGGGTTATGAGGTGCGTATACGGGCACTCCTTTTCCATATTTAAGGTCGATAACGTGCAGTGTACTGTCACTGACGATAACGGCATCACTTGTACCGAAGCCCTCAGGAATCCATGGAGTCAGATCCAACTGAACCTCGATATCCAGTTTGGCATCCTCACATGTCTTCTTTTCTGTGTTCAGTACTTCGATAACATAGTCACGATAGGCGGTAGTACATTCATCCATTTCTCCATCCTCACATTTCACTTTCCTGCGAGGATGGCCTTCTACATAGTTACGAAGCTTCTCTTCGGCTTTGGAGTGAGCCAGTGTTCCTTCGGCTGAATAGATACTGGCTTTTTCTGTCACATGTTCTTCCAGTCTTGCCGATGGCGTACAGTGGATCCACCGGTTTGAACTGGATGCGGAAAGGACCGCATGTAAACTAGGCATGCAGTACCTCCCATAATTCCTCATGACGTTCTTTAGGAATATCTGTTAATTTCTTCTGTCCAAACTGAGCAAAGATAGCTAGAAGCTTTTCAAGACCATGTGTCTGCTTGAACTCGGCACAGGCTCCACGTAATTCTTCAAAGCTGTGTTCTACTGTCTGAGGTTTTACTGTTTCAGCCTTTGCAGTCTCATAAACAGGCTCTTCTTGAGTTGTCCAATCTTTGGCCATCGGAATTTCATTCTCAGTTGTCTTATTCTTTTGAGATGGAGCTTTTTTATTCTCTTCCCAGGCAAATGCTTCTGGTTCAGGTAATGGACCTAACGAATCCATTCTTTTCACATCTAACTCTTTAGCTAGATCCAGGATCTTCTTGGCATTGTCAATCTCTTCCAGATTGAACTGCATGGTTAACTGATAGTACATTTTATTCATCCTCCTCTATGATTGCGCTTTTGACATTCTCAGCGTGTTCAAGCGTCATTTGTACAAAGTCATTTGAGAGTCCACTAACCAGTTTCTCAATACCCTTATGAGCTTCAGAAACTTTTATACCGGCTAGGTAGCAAAGTAAAGCCATCTGTTCGTCGTTGTAGTCTGCACCGATTACAATATGACTTCCCTTATCACTATGACTGGCTATCTTTGCCGTGATTGTGAACAAAGTCTTGTCCTCTGCATCTGTTGCTTTTTCAAGCAGTTCGAGTTCTTCTTTCAACTCTTTGATTCTTGTTTTTAAATCATCATTCATTTTTCTGTTTTCCTTTCTAATGTGATATAATGTAGGAAGCTAAAGACATTTCGAATCTTAGCAATGAGTCAGCGTTTCGTCCCGGTGACTCATTTTTTTTATGTCTTCTCGAGTCCTACAACCTGAACACCATGCGTTGTGATATAAATTTTTAATAGGAAGATATTTACAACAAGAGCAACTTAGTGATGTTTATTATGGATACTGGCTTGACCTGGCCAATATGCACAGTGTTCAGGTTGTAAGATTCGAGACGCTTCCACGTTATTCATCATTTTTTCTTTTCTAGTTTTTCCTTTTCCACATTACGGATAAAGTCGATGACTGACTTTCTTAGTACTTCTTCAAACTGTGGATCATTTGAAGCAACTACGGTTACACTCAATCTGGATCAAACCTCCTTTCTATAACTGAAGCGACTGGATCGTACTGCAGACAAACCACGTGCCTAAAAGGCAACTAATCACAAGCAGTACTCCAACAAAAAGCACTAAGTTAGCAACTGTCTGCTTTCTTGAGACTGCCTTCTCTCTTTTATCCAGTTCAGAGTATCTGTGCATCATTCTTGTATACTCTGTTTCATGTGAATTGTTTGCGAATGGAGCAAGCTCACACTGCTGTTCCATAATGGCATCGGCCTTCTTTACGGCCTTTGCTCTAGATGTTGATTTTGCGGTTGACATAATGTTATTTCCTTTCTTATCTCCTTTAAAAAATTCTTGCTATAATTGATTTAGAATATGAGGTGTTGTGCTATGCTAGAATTCATAACTGAAAATATTAATATCCTAAATTTAATCATCAGTACTCTTGCCTTATTAGCTGCTATCTATGCCGTCGTTTATACCCATGTGTTTAATCGTCGCCAAATAGAAGTTGATGGTTTCTATATTGATCCATCTCGAGAAGAAGCAACTGAACTGACATTTTCAATTAATAATATTTCGCCAAAATCTATCACAGTGAATAAAATCTCTTTTATGTGTGATGGTATAGAAGTTCAATCATTTGATGATCACAAAGACGAACCAGAATATGTTTCCGGTCCTTTAGGAATAAAAATCAAGGTTCCTTCATTGGACAATGGAATACCAGATATTCTTGAATCTCCAACTGTCTTATTGCCAAATTCACATATGGAATTTACTTATTACTTACCCCATTTCAAAAATGCAAATATTAGAATAAGTTGTAACCAAAGGATCCATCATCTATCAAAAGAACAAACATTCTCAGTTTCTAGACAAAGTGATTAAAATAATGATCTGACAAATCAAAGTGCAAAAATTCATCAACAAAGTTAAAGCTTGCATTTAATTTTCCTTTCTAACCTCCTGTATAATTAAGTCAGGAGGAATACTTATGAATACTAATTTTGAAAATATAAATCTTTATATCCGTGAACGATATAAACTGTCCTGTTTACGCTGGATCAAGAAACAAGTAACGGAGGCCTACTTTGGTAAAGAAACTACCAGAAAGCTTGCTGCCTTACATTTTCTTGAGGCTCGCTATGAATTCAGTGATACAACGAAGACTAAAGTCATGAAGTCCACTTTCTATGAACTGACAGATACTTACTTTAGATACTGTGTCTGGAGAAGAAACCGGTTCTTCTATGGAACACTGTGGCCACAGCTTGTTGCGGGTATCACATCTCTAATAGTCTCAGTACTAACAGTAGTAGTACTAATGAGCTTAGGACTGCGATGATCAGATGATATTGCAGTCTTTTCTTATACAGAACCTGGAAGAACTCTTCTGTTGCCTCATCAATTCCGTACTGTTCAATAAACTGTTTTCTCAGTCTTTCATAATCTTCTTTTGTTTCGTACATATGTTTCCTTTCTTATCTCTGAGCGGCATTTGTGGTGCCACTTCACTAGGACATTTTGTCTTTTGCGAAAAGTTGGTATCTTCATGTCCTTGCTAAAAGCTTCTGGATCTCTGCTAAAGGAGTTTACTATATTTTTTTGACTACTTTTTCTTTCAGGTGCTTTGAATGTGAGGTAGGTAGAGCGCAGACTGAAAGAGCGTCGTCATATGACTCGAACGAAATTACAGGACCCAGTATCTTGCGGCGACAGGTTTTCCTTTCTAACCTGGGAAATGGCACCGCAAATACCGTTCAGAGACATTTCATATTTATGTGCACTTCTTAAGATATAGCGTTTTCTCTTAATGCAGTGCTTTATACGTTGTAACGATGATACTGATAATAGAAATCAGTATCGCAATAATTGAGCAAATATTTGAAGCCTTGTACCAATTCATTTCCTTTTCTCCTTTGTATGCTGCAAGCATACTTTTTCTGATTTAACCTGTGATACAATTTTCCTTTGAAAGGAGGTGTATCTAATGGCAAGAGCTAGAGTTAAAGTTGTTTCAGAAACTTCTACTGGACTAAACAACAGAGTGAGTATCAACGGCGTTGTATACACGAATACCCAAGCTTACAACAAAGCTGTGAGAGGCGAAGTAAATGGGTATCACGGTGTAAAGAACTCCGATGGCACTAAGTTCATTCGCAGTAATCCAGATAAAAGCACTAACAACAATCTAGATAAATAGGGACTCGTTAATTCGAGTCTTTTTCAATTAAGACCTCATAATCATCATCTGTGATCTCTTTGATTCCTTCTTCGTCCTCAAAGATACGAGTGATGACTGAATTGTCTGATTTTCGAATTACTGTAATCTGCATATATTCTCCTTTGTATGCTCGCAGCATATCTGTTAATTTCCATACTGTGATAGTATTAATATGGAGGTGATTAAGTTGAAAAAACTTTTGACCTTCCCTATTCTTCTGGGATAGTTGAGAACTGCATTCTGTGTATCTCAGGCAGTAACCGACAAACAAAAGTCGTAAACTAGGAGAGACTGTGTCTTTATGGTCTTTACTGAGAAGTTTCAACGATCCATCCATCTTATAGGGGTTTTATAGCAGAGGCGAACTGCTTGAAGTTGATGGTATCAACGGGTTAAGGGTGTTGAAGAAGTAAACAAAGAGTGCGCTGTCAGTTCCTTAACAACTGGCAATTTTTATTTACTGAAAAACAACTCGTCAATGTTCGCATCTGGAAATCTGTCCTTGAACTTAAGCAGGAATGCATAGCTCGGTTTTCGATATCCCGTTTCAACCTTGCAGTAGTATGAAGGTGAAACATGTATCTCCTTTGCCATTTCTTTCTGTTCCAGGCCTGTACGGTTTCTGAAGTCCTTCAGCTTAGTGTCCCCTTTCACACCAGGCTCTCCTCATCCTCAATATCTTCATCCTGTCGGCCGCTGCAGAACTTGTTGATGAAGTACACCTGACCCTTGCCAGTCACCTTCGTTGTTCTTGTTTCAAGAGGGCTCTTGTCTCCACGCTGTACAGTACGTACTATGATCTCAAACAGACCAAGCTCCAAGGCTCTCTGTGTAGGCTCGCAGGATCCTTTGCAGATATATCCTCTTTCACGCATCCAGGCATACAGTCTCTTCTCACCGATCGCGAATCCGTTCTGCTTGATCAGATGGGCAAGCTCTCTGACCAGGATGGCCGAGTCACTGGCAACCACGCTCTCCGCGAAGATCACTTTCGGCTTCTGTTCTTCAAGCTTATTATTTGTTTCTTCCAGTTCCTTTGTCTTCTGTTCAATAAGCTCTTTCTGCTCCTTGATCATCGTATCGGCTTCCAGTACGGCCTTGGCCAGAAGCTCTTCTCTTGATAAAGGCTTTGGAGCATACTTTCCAGTCTTTCGAATCTGTGGTAGGACTTCACTCGTGATCCAGTGCTTGAACTCCTGGGCGCTTGGAAGCTTGCTGGATAATATCAGTGAGTACAGTCCTGACTCGTTGATGATAGTCATTTTTCTGTTTTGACCGCCATCGTGAATCACGACGGTATTCTTATCATCTTCATAAACATGTCTTGCTAGAGCATTTTCTGATTTTGCGTATCCTAGAATCCTCGCTACATCTTTACCAACAAACCAGGGTTCTCCGTCAATTTGTAGGGTCCTCACATCTTTGTTTTCAAATTTAAATAATTGCAGGTCATTCATTTTACTTAGTTTCCTTTCCGACATCTTATATGTCTTAACTGTTCACTATAGTTGACAGCTAGAATAAAAAAATATCTGACACATTTGAGTTTAAAGCTTCAGCGATACTAAGCATTGTATTCTTAGTGATGTTAACATCATCGCCATTTTCAATTCTTGAAATCAAATAACGAGATACATTTGCTTTTTTTGCCAATTCCTCTTGTGTCAGATTTTGTTCAACACGATATTCTTTTACTTTGTTTTTCATGCCGATCACTCCTTTCATTGTCAATTATAGTTTACACCATGCAACGTGTCAACTATAAATTACATTTTTGTTGATTTTTCAAAATATGTATTGTATAGTTGACATGAAAGGAGCACTATATGAAATTAGGAAAAATAATAAAGGACTATATTAAAGAGCATGATATTTCTATCAGAGAATTTTCTAGACAAAGTGAATTATCTAATACCTATATAACTAATATAGTAAATAACGAAGATTCAAACCCCAGTGTAGAGGCCTTGGGTAAAATTGCGTCCGTAATGGGCTATAGCACAATTCAATTATTTGAAATGCTTGATGGTGATCAAATGTTTCATATAAACACTACTCCAAGTTACACACTATCTGAAGAAGAAAAAGACATTATGGATAAGTATAGAACCCTAGATGAAAAAGGTAAGCATACAGTAAATATGATTCTTCGCATGGAATGTGAAAGATTAAAGGACAATAAATAAGTGATGGGACCTGACACCCTGAAACGGGGTGTCAGCTTGTCAAGGGGGTCACCGTTTCAGGGACCCCCTTGGTAAAATAAAAAAAAGAACACGGACTAGGCGTTCTTCACAATAGAAGGTGTATTCCTGTTCTTCAGTGTTCTCTTTGGATGGCGTCCCATTTTAGGACTACATATATATATAATAAATTAAAACAATTGATACCTCAACAATAAAATCATATAATAGGAAAAGAAATGGTTGCTTTCGAGGCGACTAGTAGACCTCCTTTCCTGTTCTAGGATTGGAGGTTTTTACTTTATAAGTTTTTGAAAACTTAGAATAGCTCGATTTTGACAATTCAGTACTTTTCAATTAAGATATAATTGAATTATGGCCTTAGCGCCGTTTAGATTCACATTATGGCCTTAGCGCCGATCTATTGAAAGCTACTGAGTTCGTCTCGGTAGCTTTTTCTGTTTAAACAAAAAAAAATCCTCCACCGCGCCAATTACGTTTAGGAGATTTAGTTAAAAATATTGATACGGCTACTTAAAATGAGTATAATAGATAGGAACAGAAATGGTCACCTTTGACGGAGACTAGTAGACCTCCTTTCTATTATTGGAAAGGAGGTTTTTACTTTATAATTGACAATAAAGAAGTGCATAAGTAGAATGAGACCTGGATAGCGGTAGAGAATTCTAAGTGAACCTACCTGCGCAGGAAGGTCTCTCATTCGTGAGAGGCCTTTTCTGTTTAAACATAAAAAAATCCTTCACCGCGCCAACAGTGAAGGATAGATCGATACAGTCTGCGCCAACAGAACTGCATCCGCATTGTAAAATTATGACCTGCTAAAATCACCTTTTACAGTGCTCATTTTAACATATTTTAGAAAGGATGGAAACAGATTTATTATGAGCAAATATATCATGTATCTTAGAAAAAGCAGACAGGATAATCCAGAAGAAACAGTGGAGGAGGTTCTTTTCCGGCATGAGATCCAGCTGCAGGAGTATGCCTTGAAGAATTTCCATTACCGAATCAAGGAGGAAGACATCTATCGTGAGGTCGTCTCCGGCGAGACTATTGAGGACAGACCGGAAATGAAGAAGGTTCTGAAACTGATTGAGTCCAGCACAGTCAAAGGAGTTCTTGTGATCGAGCCACAGCGTCTTAGCCGTGGTGACATGCTCGACTGCGGTACGATCGTACATGTCTTCCGATACACCAACACCCTAGTCGTGACACCACCCAAGACTTATGATCTGACTGAGAAGTATGACCGCAAGTTCTTTGAGATGGAGCTTTCACGTGGATCTGACTATTTGGAATACACCAAGGAGATCCTGAACCGTGGAAGAGTCTTGTCACGCAAGCAGGGAAACTATATCGGTTCTGTAGCGCCTTACGGCTACACCAAGATCAAGAATGGCAAGGAGCATTCTCTTGTGATCAACGAGGAGGAGGCACAGTATGTCCGTATGGCTTATGATCTGTTCATCCAGGGCCATGGATCTCATTATATCGGTGAACAGCTTGAGGCTATGGGTGCCAAGCCAAGAAAGGCAAAACACTTTACTCCGGCCAACATCCGTAAAATGCTGCGCAACCCTGTGTATATCGGTCAGATCGTACTGAACCGAAGTCAGTCCGTGAAAGTGTATGAAGATGGATGTCTTAAGACTAAGCGTGTGTACAACCCTGATTATGAGACAGTGCCAGGAAAACATGAGCCTATCATAAGCAATGAAATCTTCGAACTGGCCAACAGTGAAGCCTGCAGAAAAGCTAGAGTTCCTTCTTCAAGGGAAGTACGTTTCATCTTTGCTGGACTTGCAAGATGTTCAGTCTGTGGAGGTGCACTGGGACTTAAGATCCATACTGGAAGAGAGCACCCGTACCGTGTTGGATGTCTGAAGAAGAAATACTGCACGAACACTTCAATTCTTTACGAAGACTTCATAGACCTTGTTGTAAATGCACTTAAAGAGCAGATACAGGACTTTGAAGTACAGATTGAGACAAATGTATACAAAGAGGCCTTTGAGACACAGAGCCTTCTAGAGTCGCTTACAAAGCGCCTTGAAAAGACAGATGAGAAGATGGAACAGTTGTGTCAGTATCTGGAAGAAGGAATGTATACTCCGGATATGTTCGTTAAGCGCCGTGATACGCTCATCCAGGAGAAGGATGAACTTCAAAAAGCAGTCAAGGAAGCCAGGAAAAAGATGTCAGGGATGAAGGATATAAAAGAAAAGACTTCATCGCTACATGAAGCCCTTGATTTATTGCGTGATGACTCGATATCGCCACGCCTTAAAAACACGTTTCTCAAAAAGATTATCAAAGTGATATATTTTAGTAGAATCAATGATGAAATAGTCTTGAAAGTCGTCCTTAGATAGACGGGATAACATGATTATTCCAATTCATAAGTAAATCCTTC